TTTTTTTTTTTTTTTTTTCTCGATCCTCCCCAGACTTTAAAAAGCTGGATTGATGAGGAAAGGTATGTGTAGAATTGGTTAGACTAGACCAAAACAGATGTGGAGGTATTCTTACCACAAATGGGAACGACATTAGAACAATTAAACAAAGATTTTCAGATTCAACAGGTTTAATAAAGAGAATGGCGAACCGGTCGTTCAAACGCCGACTGTTTTTGGTACCACTTAGAATCTCCAGAATCGATTTCCCCATCCAAAATAGCCAAGAGCTTGGCTCGACTACCGGCAAGTTGGACGATTTCCATGGGCTCCAGCGTCTGCAAGCCCATCTTATACATTCGCTCTTGAGCAAATTTTTCTGATTTGAGAGCATCAAACAACGCTTGATACCGAAATTCTCTTCCTTTTTCGTCAACATATCCACCATTCTCGCCATTGAACTCATTTTTCAAAATGAGTTCTATAGATTTATTACAAAGACGATAGGCTTGAACATTGACCCCCATGGTATCCAAGCTCAGGCCTATCAACTTTGCAAGAACGTCGTAGGGAGTCAAAATATCACTCGCACTACGATGAAGACGATAAATGATGTCGTGGATAGGACGAAATGGGCGAACCACCCCATTTTGCATAACGAGAATTCTCTTCAGAAAGACGATTTGCTCTTCAACGGGAGTTTCCAACATCCCTGTCGGGATTGGTTTTCCACTAACCCCTGGGGCAAACTTTTCCTTAGCCAAAAGAGATTTGCTCTTACGATAGGCTTCGGGCTTGACTTTCATGTTCCAGACGGATTGGAGATAGCCCACAAACGCATCACTGGTCATCCCCAAGGAGGCAATTTCATCACTGTAGGACCCTATTTGATCATCCCCCTGAATAACTGGAATCCAGGCTCCATCTCTCATGGCGGTGAGACATCTCTTGTCTTTCACAGCATTATACATGTGGACACAAAAGCAACAATTCACAACCACCAAATGAAAGGTGTTGAGAAAACTGGTATTGTAGTCACCACTGAACAAAATGCCAATCACGAATCTAAAGCCACCAGGCCAATTGACAACATGATAAGAGGTATTGGCTATAAGCCACTCCATCATAATTCTGGTGATGGTGCTTTCCTCGTCATTCTTGAGATCATAAACGCTAAGTGATTGCATCAAGAGAATGGCAATGTCCACGGCAGTAAAGGACACATCTTTCTGGCTAATGTCTGTGCAATAGAAAGTTCTAGCGGCATCTCCGCCCTTAAGGTGGTCATAAAGAAATTTTGCCCCACCCCCAAGCCATCTGAATCCCACGGCATAAGGAAAGCGGAACATTAGGTAGTCATGGATAGGCTCACACAAGATTTTAG